CGGGCCAACTTATTCAAAGTGGGGCCAAGACATTCAAATCTAAGATTGATATTTATTGTCTTGTCATTAAGGAAGAAGATAATATCTTTAACATGAAAGGATTTTATCCATCTTCTCTCTTGCTTCAGGAAAAGAACTATGGTAAACATTTCCCCGGTCGTCCTTGTTTTGCAGTTCCTCAAAAAGTTTTGATGGACTATGACGATTGTGTAAAAAAGGTGTTGACAAAGGCTGCGTAGTAAAGTAGTATCCCCATCGTTACTTGAAACAGTCTCAGCCAAGAGACATTACAAATGGAGTTATAAATGGCTAATCAGAAATACGATCAAATCCTTCTTGCTGGTAAAGCATATTGGGCTAGTGTTGTTGAACCTAACACAACCTATGAACCAGCTTGGCAGGTTGATGTTACAGTTGACGAAGAGACTAAGCAGAAGCTTGAGTCTATTGGTCTTAGTGTAAAAAACAAGGGAGATGATCGTGGAGATTTTTTCTCTTGTAAGCGTAAGGTAGTTAAGAAGGATGGTTCCAAGCGTGATGCACCTCGTGTAATTGATGCAAAGAAAATGCCTTGGGATAGTCGTCTTATCGGTAACGGTTCTACTGTTAAGGTAAAGATTCAGCCCTACGAATATAACTATGCTGGTAAGGCGGGTATTTCTGCTGACTTTATCGCTATGCAAGTTATTGATCTTGTACCTTACGGTGATCCTTCCGGTGACTTTCAGGAAGAAGATGGTTTTTCCATCGACCAAGAACTAGCAGCACTATAAAGAAAGGAAAATACTAATATGACAAATGAATCACGTGTACTATCAGCCCTTCGTCGCGGTATGCGAGTTACTCGTAAGACTGCAATCGAACGTGGATGGTGTGAGAACCTAACAGCGACTATCTCACGCCTTCGTAAGGAGGGTTATGTAATTACCGCAATTAAGGCTGAGTCTCCTGAAGGGTCTTATACGCGGTACAAGCTACTATCCAGCCCGTCAGTACAGTCAAAAGCTGCTTAGTAGCTAACAAGAGAGGCAACAGAACATGGCTAAGTCAATCGACACATTGGTAGAAGACATTTATGGTCTATTTACCAATGACGAGGAAATAAAAATAGATAAGAAGCACCTCGACGCTTTTGCTGAAGCAGTAGCCAGTTCTGTTGCCTCAGCTATCTCTGAGGTACGTAAACCTAGAGAACCATCTTTGCGTCTATCCCTTATTGGTCATAAGGATAGAAAGATTTGGTATGAGATGAATGGGGCAGAGAAGCAGCAACTCTCTGCTCCAACTCTCATTAAGTTCCTTTATGGCGATATTCTTGAACAGCTACTAATCCTATTCACTAAGGTAGCTGGTCACGATATTATAGAAGAACAAGGTGAACTAACTTCTAATGGTGTACGTGGTCACAAAGACGCTACGATTGATGGTGTGCTTGTAGATTTTAAATCAGCTTCTCCTTACAGCTTCAAGAAGTTTAAAGATGGTTCTATTCTTTATGACGATCCTTTCGGATACATTGCACAACTTTCTGCATACTCTGATGCAGACAACAATCCTAATGTAGGATTTGTCGCTATTGATAAATCATCTGGTGAGATTTGCTATTGTCCTATTGATGACATGGACCTAATCAATTCAGGAAACAGAATAGATGAAATTAGAAGCTTCTTGGAAAAAGACACACCCCCTGAGAAATGTTATGATTCAGTTCCTGATGGTTCTTCAGGTAATCATAAGCTTCACATTGGCTGTTCCTTTTGTGACTATAAGTTTACTTGTTGGGCTGACGCTAATGATGGTGTTGGTATTCGTACTTTTCAGTATAGCAATGGCCCAAAACATCTCGTCAAGGTTGGAAAGGTTCCTAACGTACCTGAAATAACTAATGACAAATAGATATAGGTCAGGATCAGAAAAGAAAACTGGTGATTTACTAGACAGTCTTAACATCAGTTATTCTTTTGAACCTCACTATATAAACTACACTTGGCTAGAATATAAAAAATATCTTCCAGACTTTATTCTACCAAATGGTATTGTACTGGAAGTAAAAGGAAGGTTTAAACTAGAAGACAGAAAGAAACACCTCTTCATAAGAGAAGCTTATCCTAATCTGGATATTCGGTTTGTCTTCGACAATCCTAATAACAAATTAAATAAAGGAGGTAAGTCAACTTATGCAGATTGGTGTATCAAAAATAACTTCCTCTTCTGTAAAAATTCTGACCACCAGATTATAGAAGAGTGGGCTAATGAGCAACGAAAGACAGATAGAGGGAGAGAAATTTCTCTTAAACGTAGAGTATCTTCTGGGACAAAACGAAGAAGCAAGTCCAGAAAAAGTACTGTTTCTAAGCGTAATCCTACAGGCACTACTAGACGCAACAAAACCAGAAACACAAAACGAACCTGAAGAAGAAAAGCTGGCTAGACGTTCAGCACAAGCTTGGTTCTTTGCTTCAGTAGGTGTAACATCTCAAGACTTTGTAGACGTATGTGACCTTGCAGGTATATCTCCTGTGGATATGCGAAGCTTTGCATTTAAGGTCTTGCGTAGTAAGGAAGTTAAGTATATAAGGAAGAGGATCAACACGGTATTAAGCTATGACTAAGAAACCTAACAGATGGATGGATAACTTCAATATGGACAAGCAGGTTCTTGAATATATGAAAGAAATACCTACTCTAAAAGACTATAATTTCGATGAAGACAAGTATCTTATTGAAATTCATAAGTATATTCTAAGCACCTACAATCAGCATTATGCTCAGAGTAAGTATCAGGCTACCGATACGATTGTGGATGCCGGATATGCAGAAGGTTTTTGCATGGGTAACATCCAGAAATACTGGAAGCGTTACGGTAAAAAAGAAGGAAAGAACCGTAAGGACTTGCTGAAGATCATACACTATGCTATCATTATGCTTCATGTCCACGACAACCAAACACCGGGAGAATAGAATATGCAAGCACCTAACTACAACATCAACATCGACCCAGAAAGAGACAGTTTATTTGATAAGTTAGGTATTGCAAGGCTAAAGGAAAGCTACATGATGGACCATGAACTTTCTCCACAGGAGAGGTTCGCTTATGTATCCAAATGCTTTTCTTCTAATCAGGAACATGCACAGCGGCTATACGACTATTCGTCTAAGCACTGGCTTTCTTATTCTACTCCTATCCTATCCTATGGCAGGTCGTCACGTGGCTTGCCTATCTCTTGCTACCTAAACTATATCCATGATAGTGCAGAAGGTCTTGTTGATAATCTGTCAGAGACTAACTGGTTGTCCATGCTTGGTGGTGGTGTAGGTATTGGCTTTGGCATACGGTCATCAGATGATAAGTCTACTGGTGTTATGCCTCACCTCAAGATGTACGATGCTTCTTCTCTTGCCTATCGCCAAGGCAAGACACGTCGTGGTTCTTATGCTGCATATCTTGACATTGACCATCCTGATGTTGTTCTATTCCTTGAGATGCGTAAGCCTACTGGGGACCAGAACTTCCGTTGCTTGAATATGCACCACGGTATTAATATTAGTGACAAGTTTATGCAGGTCTTAGAAGCATGTATGCTTGATCCTAATGCTGACGATACTTGGGAACTGCGTGATCCACACACTAAGAAGGTGTGTGATGTTGTATCTGCCAAAGAGATGTGGCAGCGTATTCTAGAGATGCGTATGCAGACTGGTGAACCTTACCTTCACTTCATTGATCGTTCCAATGAACAGCTACCATCATGGTTAAAACAACAAGGGTTGAAAGTACATCAGTCAAATCTATGTTCAGAGATTATTCTTCCTACATCAGCAGAACGTACAGCAGTTTGCTGTCTGTCTTCTGTTAATCTAGAGTATTTCTATGAATGGTCTAAAGACAAACAGTTTCTTCCTGATGTTTTGGAAATGCTGGATAATGTTCTACAGCTATTTATTAATAATGCTCCTAACTCCATCAGTCGCGCTAAGTTCTCAGCAGAACGTGAACGATCAGTTGGTGTTGGTGCCTTGGGATTCCACGCTATGCTACAAAAGCATGGAATACCATATGAATCTCCAATGGCTAAATCTCTCAATATGCGCGTATTCAAACACATACGAACAGAACTTGACAAAGCCAATAGAGCATTGGGAGAAGCTAGAGGCGAAGCACCAGACGCCAAAGGAACCGGACTACGTTGTAGTCACGTTATGGCAATTGCACCCAATGCTTCAAGTTCAATTATTATGGGAAATACCTCGCCTTCCATTGAACCTTGGCGAGCAAACGCATACAGGCAAGATACAATTAGTGGTGCATTTCTAAACAAGAATAAGTTTTTAGATAGGCTTATTTTTAAGAAGTGTTGTGACGATGATAAATTAAACTACGAAAAGATTTGGTCTTCTATCATTGCTAATGATGGATCAGTGCAGCATCTTAAATGTCTTGACGACTACGAAAAAGAACTGTATAAAACATCTATGGAGATTGATCAGCGATGGGTCATCGAACATGCAGCCGATAGGCAGCAGTACATCGACCAAGCACAATCACTTAATGTTTTCTTTCGTCCTGATGCTGATATTAGTTACCTTCATGCTATACACTTTCTAGCTTGGAAGAAGGGACTAAAGACGATGTACTACTGTCGATCAGAGAAGATTGGTAAAGCTGATCGTGTCTCTCGTAAGATTGAGAGGCAGATCATCCAAGAGATTGATATGGAGGCACTAGCCTCTGGTGAAGAATGTTTAGCTTGTGAGGGATAATTATGCCAGATATACAAGACTATTATGAAGAAGTATTGCTTCTTCGCAAGAGGCTAGAAAAGTTTGAAAAGTTAGACAGACTACTTAAACATGGCAATCCAGAGCATAGTGGTTACTTCTTCATCTGCGGTGAAGCAGGTGAGAAGGATAGTATGGGTTTGCCTGAAAAGATTATGGTTTGTCCAGCATATGGACTAGATGGTTTTGCATCGTATAAGAAGGACAGAGACTACGATTCTCCGGGATGGTAGCTTCATATTACTTTAAACTGATATAAAGTAATACGAAGGTGTCATTAACAAGGACAGAAGGATATAGGACATAATGACTAATTTTAAAACCATAAAACTAGATGTTGCTGATGTAGATCACATAATAATAAATGAACTTATGGAATCTTATGAAAGAAATAATAAGTTTGATAAAGTAGATTGTTCTGATGATATTTTAGAACCAGACTATAAATTACTCGATGCTATTCTAACTGTTCTAGAGTATTATATGCCTCCTAAAGAATTTGAAGCATGGGCTAATTATGTACATCAAGATAAAGAAGAGGAACCAATATAATGTTTGCTGTACAAGTACCTATTGATGGAGAAGTACAAGTACCTATTGATGGAGAAGTACAAGTACCTATTGATGGAGAATATGTGTATGTTCTTGATCTATTAGAAGTAGATGAGAATGGTAATCACAAGCCAACGCTTTATTCAACAAAGAAAGAGGCAAAAAAGGAAGCTTCTAATACTGGTTGGGCTAATTACAGGATAGTGGAATACAATGATAATAATACACACTCTAAATGGATGTGTCCTATAAACTTTGATGGGTGTAAAAAGAACTGTGGCAGTTATGGGTGTGGAAATTAAATGACTAATAAACTTAAACTTCAAGACGAACGTAACTACTTCAAGCCTTTCCACTATCCGTGGGCATACGACGCATGGCTGAAGCATGAACAGTCACACTGGCTGCATACAGAAGTACCTATGTTAGAAGATGTAAAGGATTGGAAGACTAATCTAACCACAGAAGAGAAGTACTTTCTTACCAACATCTTTCGTTTCTTCACACAGTCAGACATTGATGTAGCTGGTGGTTATGTAGACAATTATCTACCACACTTTCCGCAGCCTGAAGTACGTATGATGCTGACCAGCTTTGCCGCACGTGAGGCACTTCATGTTGCTGCTTACTCTCACCTCATTGAGTCTCTTGGTATGCCAGAGACTACATACAATGAGTTTCTAGAGTATGAAGCAATGAAAGACAAGCATGAATACTTCCTTGACAAGGTATCTAGCGATGCTCCAATCCCTTTGAAGATTGCTGCTATTTCTGCATTTACTGAAGGTCTTGCATTGTTCTCTTCCTTCATTATGTTGCTAAACTTCCCACGTCATGGTAAAATGAAGGGTATGGGTCAGATCGTAACATGGTCTATCGTAGATGAGACACAACATGCTGAAGGTATGATCAAGCTGTTCCGTACATACGTAGAAGAAAATCGTGATATTTGGAATGACAAAACAAAGTCAGAGATTTATTCTACTGCTACAGCTATGGTTGATTTGGAAGACAAGTTTGTTGACCTAGCCTTTCAGATGGGTAAGGTAGAAGGTCTACGAGATTACGAAGTTAAAGAATACATTCGGTATATTGCTGATCGTCGTCTTATTTCTATGGGCATGAAAGGCATCTACAAAGTAAAGAACAATCCTCTGCCTTGGGTAGAGACTATGATCAATGCACCTACGCACACTAACTTCTTTGAGAATCGCGCTACAGATTATGCTAAAGGTGCTTTATCGGGAAATTGGTCTGATGTTTGGGCAAGCTAAAATTATCGGGAGAGAACGATGGCGACTAAGAAAAGAGACTATAAACGTGAGAATAAAGTAACAAAAAGTAAGCCAAAGAATATTGCTAAACGTGTCGCACGTAATAAAGCACGGCGTATGCTTATGCGTGAGGGTCTGGTAAAGAAAGGTGATGGTAAGCACGTAGACCATAAGAAGCCTCTCAGCAAAGGTGGTAGCAACAAGCGTAGTAATCTACGTGTAAGAGATGGACGTAAGAATAGTTCATTTGCACGTAATCCTGATAAATCAATAAAGACAAGACGAAGGACTTAATGTTTCCATATCCATTCAAGATATATCAAGAAGAACTTCCAGAAGATTTCTGTAATCATGTTATAAATCTAGCATCGTCTTTAGAAACCGAAGAAGGCGGTGTGCATGTAGATGGCAGCACAGAAATTTCTAAAGAAGCTAGGAATAATAATATAACTTGGGTAAACAATCCTGATATTATAGAGTTGATGCAGATATATACTGTAAAAGCTAATCAGGAATGTGGATGGAACTTTGATATAGGTGTATATGAAACACCTCAACTATCTACTTATAGTCAAGGACAGTTCTATGATTGGCATGTAGACATAGGAGTTGAGGAAGACTACGATCCAGTTGTTAGAAAACTTACTATTACAATTAATCTTAACGATAAGTATGAGGGAGGTAACTTTCAGATAGAGCGGTGGGGTAGTCCTAAGATGAAGAAAAGATACATCACTGTTAAAGGAATGAAAAGAACAGGAAGTATTCTTGTCTTTCCATCCTTCCTGCATCACAGAGTTACACCAGTTGTACAGGGACAGAGGAAGTCTCTTACCTGTTGGTTTAGAGGACCACCATTTAGATAAAATAATTGTTGACATAGTTAAATTCTAACTATATAATAATGGGGATAGTTGCTAATAATAGGACTATCCCCTTTTTATTTGTATTTGCTAAAAGAAAGGAATACACAATGAATGTAATATCAGTATCACCACAGTTTGATAGGATGCGTAACTTTATGCTCGACGTTGATAAATACTTTGAGCCTCTAAACTATGTAGCACAAGCCGTATCAAACAGTGGTGCTTACCCTCCTCACAACATCCACAAAAAAGATAATCAGTACATTATTGAAATGGCACTAGCTGGTTTCAGTAAAGAAGATGTGGAAGTTGAAATTGAACCTAACATTCTCACAATCAAAAGCGTTAAGAAACCTGACGAGTCTGAGAAAGATATTAACTATGCTTTCAAGGGCATAGCTAAGAGAGGTTTTCGTCGTGTCTTCTATCTTGCAGACAAGATGCGTGTAGTGTCTTGTAAGATGCAGGATGGTATGCTACATATCGCTATTGAAAAAGAGATACCTGAGAAACCTAAACCAAAAACAATAACAATAGAATAAGAAGGAGCAAGGGTTTGCCTATCAATAAGCTTCCAACTATTTACATCGGCTATGATCCTCGTGAACATGATTATGTTCGCGTACTAGATAAATCTATTCGTATGAATACTTCAAATACGTACAATATAGTCCCTATTGTACAATCAGAAGTTCGTCGTGCAGGTTTATATTGGCGTAGTCCAAACATAGACAAAGATGGAAATAGGGTGGATACTTTTGATGGCAAACCCTTCTCTACTGAGTTTAGTTTTACAAGGTTTCTTGTACCCTTTCTAAATCAAATGTCTGGCCTTGCTTTGTTTATGGATGCGGATATGTTTGTTACAGCAGACATAACAGAGATATTTGATGTATATGGATCAGACAAGGATAAAGCAATAAGCTGTGTCCAGCACATGCATGAACCATCCGAAAAGACGAAGATGGATGGGAAGGTTCAAACCATCTATTATAGAAAGAACTGGTCTTCTTTTGTTCTTTGGAACTGTGACCATCCTTGGATGAAAGAACTTACTATTGCTGATGTAAATGTAAGGCATGGTGGTTGGTTGCATTCTTTTGAGTGGATGGATATTTATCCTATCGGTGATATAGACGAAGAATGGAACTGGCTTGATGGCACATCTCCTGAAGACTTACCACCCAAGAACATTCACTTCACTACAGGTGGTCCTATATATCCTGAGTGGAAGGGTAAAAGAGATATAGATAATCAATACGCAGATGAATGGCGTGACTTTTTTAGTACAGTAGTAAAAGGATAAATAATGATTCGTTTTGTAACTTCGTTTAGCCAAGACGGCTATGAACGATATGCCAAGAACATGCTTGAGTCTGTTGTAGAAAATTGGTATAAAGACCTACACCTTACAGCATACTACCATGACTGTGACAAAGAACTTGTTGATACATTTCCACAGGCAGATAACATTGAGTATCGTAATCTAAACGAAATTCAAGATATGCTGGACTACCGTGAACGTATGAAGGCTTACGATGGTACGGCTGATGGAACTGTAGCATACAACTGGCGAATGGATGCTATCAAGTGGTGTCATAAAATCTATGCTCTAACTACATATGCTCTTGAAATTGCAGATGAAGAAGCACAAGCAGGTTGGCTATGCTGGCTTGATGCTGATACAGTTACGACCAAGCCAATCAATGCAGATAAGATTAAAGATGTTCTTCCAGAAAAGGCTGAACTTGTGCATCTTGGTCGCAAGGATGTAGACTACAGCGAAACATCTTTTATTGGTTTTAATCTTAACTATGACTCACCCATTTATTTGATTGCTGATATGCGTGGCTGCTACGACATTGGTGAGGTTGTTTCTTATCGTGAATGGCACGATGGCTTTATCTTTGAACGTCTACTAAAGATTTATACTGCACATGGTATGCGGGTACATAACCTAACTCCTGATGTTAATGGTCTGTCTGCTTTTCAAAATTCACCTCTGTCTCAGTACATGACACACTTCAAAGGTAATCTGAAAAATAATCTATCGGATACTGAAGTAGCACCTGATGTTAAACTACCTCGTTATCGTCAGCTTGCTGATCTTGTTCGTACATATGGCAGTGAAACAATTGTAGAAGTTGGTACATGGAACGGTGGACGTGCCATAGAAATGTCTCTAGCTTCCTTTGAAACAAAAGACAAGGTACATTACATTGGCTTTGATTTGTTTGAAGAAGCTAATGAAGAACTAGATAAGTACGAACTAAACAGCAAGGCTCATAATTCTATTAAAGCTGTAGGTAATCGTCTACAACAGTTTGCTGATAAGATGAAAGAAAAGGGTAAAGGTTTTACCTTTGAACTACATAAAGGGGATAGTAAAGAAACGCTGGTTAATGCTAAGGAAAGCATCGCTAAAGCGAATTTTGCTTACATAGATGGGGGACATTCGGAAGAAACAGTAATTAGCGATTACGAAAATCTAAAGCATTGTGATGTTATTGTTTTTGACGATTACTTTACTAAAGATATTGATGGTAATATTCTAGGTGACGAATACCTCGGAACCAACCGTCTTGTAGACTCCTTTAACGATACACTAAAGGAAGGACGTTGCATTGTCCTACCTTCACAGGACAGAGTAAAAGGTGGTGGTATTACTCACCTTGCTCTTCTCCTACAGAAGGATGGTCTACCATCAGTACCTGAATCACTTACCAAGGTTCCAATTGTTATTCGTCCACGTGATTCAATGCCAAAGGAATATATCATTGACAGTATCAATGAGAATGTAGAACTGATTGACAAGTGGGATTTTGTAAAGACATGTAAACCAAATGGGGAACATGCTATTATTGTTTCTGCTGGTCCTTCTATTAATTATATGGAACTAAAACATGTAATTAACGAAACAAAGGGTACAGTATTCTGTGTAAAACATTCTTATCCTAAACTGCTACAGAATAACATTGATCCTTATGCTTGTGTAATTCTTGATCCACGTCCTATAGATGGTGTATCTACACACGGTATTGTTCGTAAAGATTTATTTAATCTTATTGACAATAAGACAAAGTTTCTTGTAGCTTCTATGACAGATGTTAGTGTAACAAAATACTTGCTTGATAAGACAGATCAGGTATATGGTTGGCATGCCTTTTCTGAAGCTGTACAACAGGCAGCACAAGGTAAATGGGCTGTTGATAAACGTGCTAATATCTCTCCTGATACTACCTTTGTAACTGGTGGTACTTGTTCAGCTATGCGAGCAATAGGAATGTCACATATTCTAGGGTTTAGAAACTTTCATCTATTTGGCTTTGATTGTAATATTCCTAATGTTACACCAGAAATGGAAAAAGAAGAGACAGAAGACGGTAAGAAGAAGTATCTAAAGGTTGAAACAAATGGTGTACACTTCTGGACTACAGGTGAGTTGCTTGCTATGGCACAGGATTGTGAACGTCTCTTTAACAACAAGGATATTGATATGAACCTGACACTATATGGAGAAGGTACACTGGTATCTGAGGTATTCAAAGATACTTTCCATGCTGACAAGATTAACTTCAGAGAACTTCTTAAATAAATGTCGGAACAGTTAAACGAAAAGCAAGAGAAGTTTGCCCAAGCATACGTAATGTATCGTAATGCTACTGAGGCTGCTAAAGCTGCTGGATATTCTGGCAGGTCTGCCCATAATCAAGGCAGCAGACTGTTAAAATCTGAAGCTGTAAAAGAAAGGATTGAAGACCTTGAAAAAGAAATGGAAACATCCATTGACTATGTAGCTGAAATTGAAAAGCAATATACGTATGCGACTAACAACAACCATACAAACTCTGCCCTTAAAGCACTTGAACTTCTTAGTAGGTTACGTTCTCCTACGGAGGAAGATGCACCTCAGACTATTGAGGAGTTGGAAAAAGATATTATCAATAGTCTCGAATTGTTGGGTGAAGAAAGAACCATTAAGCTTTTCACAAGTTGTTCTTGGTTCCATGAACAAGAAGAAGAGATGGAAGAACTTCTAGAAGAAAAGGACGATCTAGAGGAAGAACTAGAATCCCTAAATGAAGAAGGGTCTACAGACGATGAATCTGAAGACCCTCCTTGGTGCTAAGTCTTTCCCCTTCTACTCAGCTTTTCTTTCATTAGCTACAGGCGGATGCTTTCCATTATGCATGGCATATAGTCTATCATAACCTTTTTCTAAGTTCTTAATAGTTGTCAGAATTTCAGATAACTGCATGTGATCACGTCTAAGATTTTCAGGACTAGCCATCTTAGCAAGAATATTTATTCTTTGTTCTTGCGTCTCTGTAGAAGTATGTAACTTATCATACATACTATCTATTTTTCTTAGACGTTGTTCTACATCGTCTAGTTTATCGACTAATTGTTTAATCTGCATTTTAGCTACAGCACTAGCGCCAGCAACACTAAATAGTATTCCTCCTAGAGTTACAACTAATCGTAAATCAATGGCTCCCTCCATTGACAGTCTCCTTTATTATGGTGAATAGTTATTAGTATCTACAGAACTATTTTTAATATACACCATAGAAAAGTTTGCAGAAATAAGGTTGTTTGATCCAGAAGATTTTGCTCTTACTTCTACGTCAGTTTTTTCAGATACCGCAATAGGATAACGTAGAATAAAATCTGCAACACCGCCTGAACCAAATGTCTGTTTCATCATAACTCGAAACACGCCTCCCTGTGTACGTTGAACCATCTGAGCAGTCACATATTGATTGGTATTAGTCGTACCAGCAGCAATGTTGACATGATCTAAAAATCCTGTATATCCAGCAGGAACAGTCCACAGAGCCATTAGTGTTTGATTTTCTCCAAGAGTAATACGGGCATATGTCGTACCCCCGTTGGTAATGTTCAGGTTGCCAGTAGGAGCCTGTGAGCCACTAACATAAGCACGAAAGACACGAATAAATGTCTGTGTGGTTGTAGCTGTGCCAGCACCAGCAAGAGTTACTTCCTGATTAACTTCATTATAATCTTCATCCAGACCAAAGACTATTACCTTTACACCATTATCATTTGCTGGTGTAGCAGCAGTTGTTGTTACAGTCATAGTAACGGCAGAACTAGGATAGGCGTAAATACCCCCTACATCCCAGATAGTTTCTTCTGTACCATTTACATCGGGATTAAAACCAAAC